TTCAGCCATAAAAAAAGGAGCTATAAAAGCTCCTTTTAGTATATACTATTTTATGGCTTATACGCCACCACCTGTAATAAGTGTATTTACTGTACGTCCAATTGCTGTACCAATACCAGTACCTTGTGGTGACTGTATTGCATTATCATATTGAATTTCAAGTGTTACTCTCATTGGCTCGTTATTTGCATAAGCTAATTCGTTATAAGCTGCGTTGACTACAAAACAGCCGTAAAGTTCAAACGTTTCTAATACGTTTGGTGTGTTAGCGCCGTTACCACCGTCTAAGATCTCAATTCGTGTTGTGAATTTATAATCTTGTCCTGATGCTGCACTTGACTGTTCGAAGAAGTCAAATTGCTTTTGCAATTGCTCGCCCACTAATTTCTGTACGTTGTTATTAACATCTTCACGTAAGTTTAGTGTAATTGGACTCCAAGTGTGCTTTCCTGCTAGATATGCTTTAGAATTATAAACCGGAATTTCAATTGGTTCAAAAGCAACTGTTGGTCTTGTTACGTCTACCACCTGTTTGGTTAATTCTGTAGTAGGTGTAGTTACACCAAAATTTTCTAACGACACTCTAAATCGATATTGCAGTTTCGGCATTAACAAGCCCTGATTGCTTGCGGAATCTCCACTTGCTAACGGGACTGTAATTTTTGATAGCGTTGATATAGACATTTAGTTTGCTCCTGTTGTAATTATATTTATCATATTAGAGTCCTGCAATTTCACCAGTGTTTTTCAAGCGTAGCGGAATGTAAATAAATTCAACTGCTTTCACTGGTTCAATAGCTATATCTAAGTAAAGTTCATTACGGTCAATTCTACTTGGTGTATTATTTGATTCATCACAAACTACTAAGAAGTCATATAGTGCTCGTTGTCCTACTAATTCAAGTAGTAAGCTCTCTGCTGCTCCTTTAATCTCGTCTCTTGTAATCTTGTCATTTGGCTCAAAGATATAAGGTTTAGCTAGTTTACTAAGTTGACTACGTAAGTGAATAACTAAACGTGCAACGTTAATTCTATCTAATGCACTAGTACCTTTTGCACGAGTTTTTTGACCGTATGCAACTAATCCTGCGCCTGTAATAAACGTTATTGGGTTAATGCTCTGTGCATATAACACATCGCGTTGTCCTTCATTTAACGATACTACATTAAACTCGCCTTCTGCATCAACATATCCTGTTGAAGTTGCATTAGTAATTCCGCCTCGTCTAATTCCTGCTGGTGCAAACCATGGATAGCTAACTTGATCGCTTAGTGCCATTGTTCTCAACATCATATGACTTGGAGGAACAGCAATGTTTGAACCTGCGTTATCGCTTGAGAATCCCCATGGATAAAACATTCCAAAATATTCATCTCTTGTTACAAGCCCATCAGCATTATCTTCAGGTGCTAATGCAGTGTTAGTTCCCCATGCTTGAAGGTCTGTTGAACTTGCTTTTAGTGTTGCAGGACTGTCACCTACAATAAATGCACTTAGGCCTCTATCATAGTTTAATGTAACCATTTCTCCAATTAATTCTGGATACCCTGGTGTTGCCATTAAGTTAAACAATCTTGATTCGTCATCTCTAATAGCTTCATTTGAATTAACTAATGATTGTAATGCTTGTACAACAACTTTACGCTGCGCCTTAGCACCAAAGCTGCCTGACCCATCTGCTTGGTTTCCTGATTCTGTAACCCAACGGTGTGCGTAATATAGTTCCATTGACGCATCGCCCATTCTAGCATTATCACCATTTACATTGACCCAGTTACGTTCAAAACGCTTAACATTAAATCCGCTTCTACGTAAGTTCCAAAGCAACATACCTTTTGGATATAGTGCTGGATCTGGTGCATCTGCGTCTAAAAAGTTACTTGATAGTAAGTCAATGATATCACTTTGAATTGAAAGTGTGCCGTTAATTGCCCAACGTGCATCGTCAAATAGTACACCATTTTCTGTAGTTTGATCTGAAGCATCACGCAATTCCCATCTATTAGCAATTGGTGTGTTTAGCTTGTTTGCATTAAACACATAAATTTGTGGATAAACTGAAATAGTAGCTGTACTAATCCATATATCTCCCTGTTTAAGTGCAGTGCCATCGCTTTGTAGTACTGGTGTTGATGCTGCAACTATTGGACCATTTGGATCTGTTTGTTGTGCTGCATCTGCATTATAATATGGACTAGTTGAGTCTAAATATCCAACCCACGTAGTACCGTTATGTATCATCATATCTACTTCGTCAACAACTGAACTATACCAAAGTGTCTTAGCAGCTGTTAATGCAGTTACTTCATTTGGACTAGCAGTATAAGTTAATGCTTTCCATTGACTTGCTTGTAATTGTTTTGGACTTGTAGCAGAACTTGTACCTGATACATAATATAAATTTGGTGTACCACTTGTAGAACTAACAAAAGCAGTTAAGCCTATTTCTGTTAATAATCCACTAGTGTCAACAAAGCGTATATCACCAAACTCTGAATGTGAAATAGTAACTTTATTTTGACTATCAACATCAGCTGTAACATTTTCAATATTTGCACTTGTAATCGCTGCTGCAATTGTGTCTGCATCAGTAATTGTACCGTTAGTAATTGCTGTTACTGTAATTGCTGTGTTAAAAGCTGCTTGTCCGTTATCTGTTGAAGCAACTGTAAACGTCTTAGTTCCTGCAGAAGCACTTCCAGCAATAATTTTACTACTTGTTACAGTAGTAATGGATGCTGCATTTCTTCTAAATATCTTATATGTACCTAATGGTTGAGCATCTCCTGCTACGTTAGTCTGTACATATAAATCACCAGCTGCAAGATTTGATCCGCCGCCAGCTAAGTCTAATTTATATAGTGCTTCTTCGTTAGTTGCATATAATGGTGCAGCTACTGTGTCAAATAATAGTGTTGATGCGTTATATGATTTTACTCTAAATCTTGCGCCTAAGTTAGCTTCAGTTGTTTTAAACCAAATACTTCCTGTTGGGCGTGTGTACGTATCAGCTGTTTTCCATTCTGGAACTGATGTGTGTGCTGAAACTTGTAATGCTGGTGGATAATATGTACCAGCAACAATACCTAATAGTATTAGTGTAGCACTGTCGCCTGTAATAAGAATCGGACCACCAGTTGTTGAATCGTCTGCTCCTGAAGAGTTACCATCACTGTAAACTTCTAACTTGCTGTTTACAACTGCTGCAAGTACTCCTGGAATTGATAATCCGTTAACTGTTGCGGCAACGGTTGTAACTGTGTCTGACGCAGTAATAGCAATTGAAACTCCATTAACAGAAATTGTAGTACTTCCTGCAAATGTTGGATTAGCTTTTGAACCTTGTACAGTTGGCCAACTCTTGATCCAACCTTCGCTACCTAATTGCACCCAACTACCTGCTGTTACACCAGGGGCATTACCTGCTGTTTTGTACCAAAGAGTATTAAGTGTTGTAATTGCAACAACTGCGTAGTCGCCAATTGTTCCGTAAGATGTTTTAGGAGCTCCTGGAGCTTCTAATGAACCTGTAACAAAAGACACACTAGTAATTACACTAGGAATCTTATTAGTAAAACTCTGTCCGCCTGTTACTGTAACTGCTGCGGCGTTCCAAACTTGAAGTCCAAATTTTGTAATTGATGTATCAAACCAATATGTACCTGCTGTTGGCTTAGCTGCTGGAGCTGTTGCACTTGGCTTTAATTCGTTTGTATTAATTGATGCTCTGGTTACCCATGCTGCATTGCTTACTCCTAAATATGAATAAGCTGCTTGCAATCCATATTCATTAAGCTCACCAGCGTGTACTGGATTATTACTTGCATCTGTTTCAAAAATTGGGTCGCCAAATGTATCTGCTAAATCTCTTTGAGAAGTTAGTAAGTACGGCTTGCCTGCCTGTGCTAGTGTTGTTCCAGCGGCAGTTCCTGTGCCGGCGCCATTCTTTTTGTCCTGAGCACTTACTACAAATATCATTGGAGTTGTGCCCGGCTCAGCGGGTGTATAAAAACTTTCGTCTATGACGCTTACTTGAACGCCGGGTGATACTAATGCCATCTTTTCGTCTCCTATTGGAATATGTTGTTATTCTACTTGTATTTATATTATTTAAATAAAAACCTATCGCTATACCCCGGAATAAAGGGCAGGTAAAGGGCAGGTAAATACAATATGAGACCTTTATGTATATGCGGACTACGTCCTGCGGCAATAAATTATAAGAAAAACGACAAAATCTTCTATCGTAAGAAATGTGAGGCATGCACTCGGTATGGAGGAACGGGTCACGGAATTCCTAAATGGAAACGTATGGGATATGAAAAAAAGAATTATTGCGAAAAATGCAATTTTAAAAGTGAACATGTTGAACAGTTTAATGTATTCCACATAGACGGCTCTCTAGAAAACTGTCAGTTTAATAACTTAAAAACAATATGTGCTAACTGCCAGCGTGTGATGCAAAAAGAGGGAGTTCGATGGAAACAAGGTGATCTCTTACCTGATTTTTAAGACTGTCAATTGTACTATTATTTTCTATAGTAGCAGTAAACTTAGTATTAGCCCAAGCCCATTCACTAGGATGAACATCTTTAGGTTCAACTCCTAGTGTTTGATATTCTATAAACCAGGAAGGATCTAAATTTCGTTTTACTCGCCAAACATTGCCACTTGTTTCGTATAACATCTTAGCTTCGTTTGGAAATCGAACATCCGGTATAACAAAATTTGTGTGTGGGTTATCTAATATTTTCTTTTTAGTTAAACTAACCCATATACCATCATATAATCCATTACGCATACACTCTGTTCCGAATAGTTGTAATACTAATCTTGGAGTGATTTCTTTTCCTGTTTCGTTAGACCAATACTTGTCTTTTTCTTCTCGCCAAGCTCTACTGTCAGCAGTCTTTCCGTCAAGTAATTCACGATCCCAATCAAACATAGTTGCTACACTATCTTTTAGTTTATCTGCAAATGATAGCTTTTCGTAGTTATGTTCTTTAATTAAATAGTCTGCAATAGTGTCTTTGCCACTACCTATTAGACCACATATGCCAATAATCATATTGAGGTTACCTTTACTGTATATAATAACTATTATACAATAAAAATATTAAAATGTCAAGAAGTTTTTAGCCAATTACAAAGCTGTAGCCCGCGCCGCCTGTAATCTGTGTTGATACTTCGGCTTCTAGTTTCTCTAACTCAGCTTGTGCTTCTTGTTTAAGAGTATCGCCGTTTAACTGACTGCCGCCTTGTGGTCCTGCAATTGTTGCAAATTTACTACGAGCTTCGCCTAGCATAAATTTACAAGTAGCTAAAGTATAATCTTTTAACCATTGTACAGTTAAGTAATCTTTAAGTAATTCACTATTTGGCCTATAGTTATAACAAAGTAATAACAGGTCTTCCTCTGCACGAGGTCTCTGCAATAATGTAAGTTTTTTATTTGCAGTATTCCATTTAAATTCTATATATGATCCAAACATACGACCAACCATTTCCTGATATCCAGCAAATAATTCGTAAGTTGCTAATCCGCCCATGTTTGAGCTTGTTAGTAAATATGTATTAGTATAAGCTAGGTTAAACGGTTCAAACATTGATCCGCCTTCGCCGCCTCCGCTTCTAGAACCAATAGAACGTCTGTGTATTTTTCTTACTTCAATTACTTCGTTAGGAAGAACGTAATCGTTTTGATCAACTACTGTGGGCAAGAATACATAAGATTCTTCAACTGAGTTATCAGAGCGTTGTCTAAATCTTGATAACGCTTTGTCTAATGCAGTGTTATAGTGTATTGGATCAAGTTCTACGTCGATCATACCTCCGCCTAGCATTGTATGCACGTAATCAAATACTTCTTGTCTTTGTGTTTGTAGATCGGCCATAAAGTTCTCCTCGTAGTATTTATCGTTACGATAAATACTTGCATGCCGAGACTTAGTTTATATAAGCCCGAACGGGGCAAAGATTTTGAATTCCTAGATAGACAGATTCTAGAGATGTTTACTGTTGGTGGAACTGATTTATTCATCCACAAATACCTAGGGCCTGATAACCCAGATGCTGAAGATGCTACAGCTGATCAGCCTCATTATGATGTAGTAAAAGAAACCAACATACAGGATTTGCTATTTTTAGAAAATAGAGATAGGAAATATGATTCTGACGTATATACTATGCGAGGTATATACAATGTTCAAGACGTAGATTTTGATCTTAGTCAGTTTGGATTATTTTTACAAAATGACACGTTAATGCTTACTATTCATATTAGAAGTAGTGTAAAGACATTAGGACGAAAAATTATGTCCGGAGATGTTATTGAGCTACCGCATTTAAAAGATGAATATGCACTTAATGATTATGCAGTTGCACTTAAACGATTCTATGTAGTTGAAGATGTTAATCGTGCAAGTGAAGGTTTTACGCAAACTTGGTATCCGCATTTATACAGATTAAAATTAAAACAAATAATAGATAGTCAAGAATTTAAAGAAATCCTCGATTTACCGGCAGAAGAAGATGCTCCAGGC